GTCAATCTGCGACCCGGTGAGATCGCTCGCAACCGCCGCGCCGATGTTGTCGATGCCCAGCGTCAGCGTGCCGCTCTTGAACTCCTTGACCACCTCGGCCGCGCCGTCGTCGGCGTAGAGCGTCGCTTCATTGATATCGATCTTCAGCTCCGCGGACATCGCCTTGGCGAGCGAAACGGGTGCGGCATAGGTCTCATCTCCATTCGCGCCTTCGGTGATCTTCGCGTAATACAGTTTATCCAGTCCGATGGTTGCCATCTATTCTTCCTCCATATACTCCTTCGCCACGTCGATGGCAAAGTGGTGATAACCCGTGTCCTCTTCCAACCCGATATACCGACGGTCCGATACCAGGAAACCCGCCGAGAGCAGCAGTCGAACAAGCAGACGCTTCTTTGCGCCGTAGTTGCCCTTCGAAAAGAACGACAGCCGCGCTTCCTCGATATTCATGCCCGGCGCATTGTCTGAAAACAGCTCGAAATGCTCCGAGATTGGTGTTATCACGACGTACTCGTCCGGCGCGGCAGCTGTGAAAACGCCGGTCTCCACAGGAAGTCCGGCGCTCTCGACGATCATATTCAGTTCTTCCAGCATACTCACGGGAGATCCAGTTCCTCCTTCAGCGCTGTCTGCATCGCGTCAATGCACGGTTTCCGACTTGAGGACTTGGTTTGCTTCAGAAACGGTTTCGGTGGCTGACCGTGCTTGCCGTATTCCAGGACGTTAGCGAGCATGGCATTACTGACGTCGCCGCGTCCTTCCGAGAAGCCGACCTTCACATCGAGGTTCCCATCGCGATCCAGCTTCGCGGGCGATACACCAAGTGAAGCGGCTAGCTTACCGGTCGAGCGAGATTTATATTTCGTCCCTCGTCCGATCACCGCTTGCAGGTTCGATTTCATCTTCTCCATGACGACCTTCCCTCCCGCTGCGAGCGCTTTGGGAATCGCCATGTCGAGCGCGTTGCCCATACCGGCGATTTGGTTCAGGAATTCATCCGGCATTTCGATCTTCACCTTAGCCATCTGCCGTCACCTTCTTTGCCAACACTTCGAGATACATTCCTCTACCTTTCTCATCCTCGACGGAAGTGATCTCGAAGCGATCATCTCCGCAAAAGATCACATGCGCAGTGGTCACGGTCAGCCCCGGGATCACTCTGAATCGGAACAAGTCCGTTGCTTCGGAAAAGGCGGCGCGGTTGACCCATTTTTGAGAACCGTGCCGCCCTTCCCTATATGCAAACACCGAAGCAATGACTTGATCAGTCTTAGTCGCGAATCCTTCCGCGTCTTTCGTCACTACTTCCCGCGCGATAGAGATCAGTGTGTTCATTCTGCCGAAACTCAAGAACCCACCTTCCAGTCGCGGTCAAGGCGAAGCAGCGTGTTCACTGTGTTCCATACCTGCTGCCCCGCCTGCACGTTGTCCGCAAAGAATCCGCCTGTGCTGCCGTCCCGGCTCTCGTAGAAATGAGATGCCAGCATAATCACCGCTGCCTCGGTTGTCGGCGGCATGGCCGCCGCTTCGTAAGTTCCGGCGGTCAGGTGCTGGTAGCTCTCCGCGTAAGATATAGCAGCGTCAATCAGGCGTTGCAGCAATTCGTCGTCCATATCATGTGTCAGGATCAGGTTCGCCTTGGCCTTACTCAGCAGCGTCGCCATCTCACATCGAAGCCGGCTGGTCTGCAGCCATGATTCCGGCGTTCTTGAGCTTTAGAAGAAGCGCGTTAAGATCGCTCTTCAGGTCGGCGATCGTCGTTGCGGCGCTGTCCGCTTGATTCATCGCCTGATACACGCTGCCAGCCGTTTGCTCGGTCGCATATCCCGATTGCAGCCCAGTGACGGTGGCGGTATCCAGAACCTCCAGAGTACCGCCAATCACCAGCCGATCCCCGCCATCCGTGAGGTAGTTCTTGCAGTTGCGGGTCACATCGCCCACCTGGGTATCAATGATCTCCATATGTCCCTCCGTTACGCCTTCTGCTGCAGGACCTTGATCGCTTCGGGTAGAATCAGCTTGCCGTCGAGACGCTGAGAAGCAAGGAAACCGACCTGACCGGTCGTCGCATACAGCTCGTTCAGGCGCTTAAAGGTGCGGCCCTGGCGGTCGGCGATCCAGTAGTAGGAGAAGTCGCCGAACGCGATGGATTTGTTTCCCGCTGCTACTCCCGGCATGAACTCGCTCGTCACGATACGGTGACCGAGGATCGTATCCGGCGCGTTTTCCGTGATGCCCGGACGCCAGAGGTACTGGCCATCGCCATCTTTCAGCTTGCGCAGGAGCTTGACGGTCGTGTCGTTGAGCACGAACACGGCGCTCTTTCGATAAGGCGCGCGGAGCGAGTACACGAGGTCGATCAGTTCGTCGCCCGTAATTGCCGATGCGCCCGCCGTGGTCACACCAATTTCCGCACCGCCCGTAGCGTTGAGAATACCGATGGGCTTACTGACACCGTTGCCGTTGAGGAACGCGTCCTCTTCCTTGTCGCCGATGCGCTTGCCGAACTGCTCCGACACATACCCTTCAATGTCGAAGATGCTATCCGAGAGCAGTTCTTCGGATACTTTAATCATGGTTGCGAGCTTGTATGCGCCAAGGACGACCTGCGAGAAGGAATCGTCCGAGAGCGGATAGGTGCCCTCTTCATCGACCCAGTCGGCTGTGCCCTTTGACGCGACCACAGGGATCTTCCGATCGCCGTAGCTGGTCTGGATCACATGGCAGAGCGGACGTAGCACATTCGCTTCCGTCAGCTTCTGCACCAGTGTACGCTCAAACTCGTCGGGAACAAGATACCCACCCTCGCTGTCGGTGCCTTCCTGAAGCGCGTTCAGGATCTCCGTTCTGGGATTCTTGGAGCGGATTGCGTTCCAGAACGCTTTCTTGTAATCGGCGGTCGCGCGACCCGTCTTCTGCTCCGCGCTGGTCTGCGCGGGCTTGCTGGTCAGCGGATCGGCGGTGGGTTTGTTCAGTTCCGCGTCCAGCGCCGCCTGGCGTTCAAGTCGCTCCACTTCTTTGCCAAGCGCGACGACCTCGGCTTCCATCTTTTCGTATGCGCCGGCATCCTCGGCGGAAAGCAGACCATCCGTGCCGCGTTTGACGTCCAGAAACGCCTTCGCGGCGTCCCATTTCTTCGCGCGGTTCTCGCGCAGCTGTAAAATCGTATTCATTCATCTCCTCCTAATGTAAAATCAAAGAAAGCCGCTGATAAAGCGGCTCCGCGGGGTATCTCGGTTCGATCGTTTGAGCGGCGGGTTTCTCCTCCGCATCGGGTGGCTTGCTTGCTTGTTTTCGCTGCACTTTATTCAGCAGCGAGTTGGTCACCGCACGACGAGAAAAGCTGAATGTGACGTCGTCGCGCGTTGTCTGCTTTTTCTCGTCCTCAAGCACACCGTCCGCGAAGCCTAGCTCGATTGCTTTGTTTACGTTCATCCACGTTTCCGCGTCCATGAGATGCGCGAGCTTCGCGCGGGACATGCCCGTTTTCAACTCGTATGCGTTGATGATGCTCTCCTTCACCTCGTCCAGCATCGCGATGGCTTTCTGCATTTCCTCGCTGTCGCCGATCGCCACTGTCAACGGGTTATGGATCATGAGCAAGCTCGTCGGTGCCATGAGCACCTCGGTGCCCGCCATTGCGATGACCGACGCGGCAGAAGCCGCAATGCCGTCGATCTTGACCGTGATATGCCCTTTGTAATCCATGAGCATGGTGTAGATCTGGCTCGCCGCTACACAGTCGCCGCCCGGGCTGTTGATCCAAATCACAACGTCACCCGTTCCGGCGTTCAGTTCGTCCCTGAACATCTTTGGGGTGACGTCGTCTTCAAACCAGCTTTCTTCGGCGATTGTGCCGTTCAGTGTCAATATCCGGGTGCCGTCCTCGTTTCGCACCCAATTCCAGAATTGCCTTTTCAAGCTGAATCCTCCTTTTTTGTTGCATTAGCAAATACCTTATGTGAAGCTTCACATAACGTATTTTATGTAGAGTAAGTGATTATGTTGAGGACGAAGAAAAGCACCGACAAAATTCGGTGCTTTTCCAGTGTCTCCCAGCTGCTGTCTTTACATTATTCTTTCAATAGACTTTTCAGCCAGCTCGTCATATTCTCCTCAATACTGTGCTCCGCAAACGCCAAAGGTGACTTTTCCATATCAATGACAGGATCTGGCATTTTTATCTCAGCCTTTGACAAGGCTTCTCGCTTCATAGCAGTGTCCGCACGAGCATAACGTTCGGTGGTGTTCAAGTCAGAATGTCCCAGAACATCACGGATGTAAACAATATTGCTCCCGGCCTGAAGCATATGCATTGCCTTACTGTGTCGCAAGGTATGTGGAGTGATTTTGTCGGGGAATAGTATGGGGTTGGTTTCTCTTCCGGCATTAACATATTTATCCAGAATATACTTGACGCCCGAGCGGGACAGTTTTCCTCCAGAGCGATTGGTGAACACAAAGTGGTTCTGGGATTCGGACATTTTAATTTTCCATCTTGCAGTGTATTCAGTCAAATAGATCACTGTTTGCGGCAGAAGTGGAACAATCCGCGTTT